AATCGTTGAACTCGCGAACATATTTTTCATCAGTGCCAACGGTTTTGGGCAAATTATCCCGCATCGAAAGTAAGTGCGCGTAGGGCACCGCTAGATCACTCATCGCGCTACCTTCGATTTCTTGCTCAGATAAGTGCCAACCATGTTGGAAAGGTATTTTTCGGGTGGCGGCATCGGAATGCGCTTGCCGGGTTTCGAGATCTTCTTATGCTTGTTGTAGCGGGAAACTATCCGGCCCCAATCGTCCGGGTACAGCTCCCGAAATTTAGCAGCGATTGCGTCCGCCTTGGAATCGGCGGGCAAAGCAGCCACAGCCGCGTCCAACTTTTCGTCTTTCTTCAAAACAACTTGGCCCTTGGGTGAATGCTCGCGGCCCATTGAATTCCTCCGGCGCGGATTCTACCACGGGCCGCGCACAGGCGCGGGCAGCCCGCCGATAAATGGAATACCGATAGTGGCTGTGGCGGTTGAGGTTGAAACGATGATTTGCCCGATCATTTCCACGGGCTGGGGATAATCGGTTTTCTGTTCGATGTGCTCGGGTTCGTCCTTGAGAACCAAAGTCGAGCAAGCTACCGCGCCCGCCAGAATCCAGCACGTGGCACGCATCGGTCTGTCCATACGGCGATTCTACCACGGGGTCGATGCTAGCGCCGCCCGCTGCCGCGCCGTGGTCGCCGTTTTCTTTCCCGCGTAACCTTCGGAGATCGGCTTTGGCTTTTTCGCGGGCCAGCGCTGCTTCTGGTGGCTTTCGCTTTGCGCCGCCGTTTAGGTTTCGATTCCGGCTCGATCTTTGTCCAATCAGCTTGCTGGATTTCGTCCGCCATATTTACCCGCCTTGGTACCACCAATCTTCGGCCCTTCAGTACCATTGGTTTTGCTGGTTACTCTTCTGAGAATGTCATTGCAGTAACGGGCCGCGCGGTTGTTTCCGCAACCTCGCAGCCCTAACCACACGAAAGGATGGCCCTTTCAAATGGCTAGCCGCATTGTACCAAACCACGTAGGCTTCCCCGTTTCCCAACCCGCGCAATCGAAAGCAGCCGCAATGTGGGCTTGCCGCATGGCAGGCGTGCGTTTCGGCGGCATTCAGCTTGGCTACGGAATCCGCCCTGATATGTTTCTTTTCCAACCTCAGGATGGCCCGTGCCAAGGCACAACATTGGCCCTGCCGCTCGATCAACCCGTCCCCTTGCGAATTCTGGATCGCGTTTTGGATGCAGAAATCGCATGGGTTCTCGGGAGGCTGGCGGCGTGAATCCTTACGGCCCATTTGATCCCACGGGTACGCGCCGTGTGCCGCCTGATGGCATGCGGATTGTGTACCTGTTTCCCCAACAACCCAAAGGCCTCACGGCGCGCGTTACCGATCTGGCCAATCCCCGGCTGCAAGAAATCCTCACGCTTTTCACCTTGCAGTTCGGGCCAGCAACGCTCTTGCAGGATCGCCGCACACAACCGCGAATTTGGGATGCCACATGAACGATCCCTGCTTGCAGTTGGGCGTTGCCGCATTTTTGTGCGGCTGCCTGCTCACGATGTTGTTCGTAATGGCGATTGGGCCGAATGGCGGCGGCCCGCGTGTACCACCGCCACAGAAAGGAGATCACGAGTGAAATTCCACGTTGTTGATGAACAGGGCCGGTATTTCACGCCCCAAGGCGGGTGGAGTCTTAACCCGGAACGCGCAGCGGAACTTTCGCCCGCACGTGCCATAGCGGTTGCCCGGCTGGAATCAGCCGCCGCAATCGCTGTGCCTTTTTTCGTTGAAATCGCGGGGCGCGCCGCGTGAACGAGTTTGTCCTAGCGCGCATGGCTGAATCCGGTAAGCCCCATTACTACGCCGGATTTCTACCAGCCACAACAACCCGAGCGGGCCGGGCGCTGTTTACGGCTACCCCAACCCTCGCCAAACGCTTTACGGAAATCGGATTTGCAGAGCACGAGCGCCGAAAACACATGCTGGAAAACACCGGCGTAATCCCAGCACCAAACCTTAAGGAGAAACCATGAATCGCATTTGCAAAATCGCAGTTGCAGTGTTGGCCGCGTTGGTCTTGGCAGTTGCGCCCGGCGCGCTTGCCCAATCCGTGCTTACCAGCGCGGTTGGCACCAGCTCGCTCACGTATCAGGGCACGGAATCCCTTACGATTTCCGGCGTGCCCTCTTCGCTCACGTTCACAACTTGCACGGGCGGCGTTTGCACTCAGGTTTTGAACGTAACAACCACTTGGGTTGCCGCTAGCACGCGCACGCGGGTTGCAATGAATTTGTTTTTCTCCAACCCGGCCTCGGCAATGAGCGATACCAGCGGCGATGTGATTACAGCGGCCAACATCAACGCCAACAAAGATGGCGGCAGTTATTCCTCATGCAACCGCGCCCCGGATTCGATTCTTACGGGCGTGATTCCGGCAAGTGCGGCCTGCAACGTGGGGCAATCGGTTAACCTTACCGCTAGCAACGATGCCAGCACAGCTACCGATACGTTCACGTTGCAGATTCCCTCCGCTGTGATTCAAACCCTGCCAGCCAACACGTTTACCGGCACGCTTTCATACGTGGCCGGGCTTCAGTAATCCCCTCTGTGCCCACGGGCGGCGTTTCCCCAGCGCCGCCCGATTTCATTTCTAAGGAGCCAAGCATGAAAGCAATTCTCGCTTTGATTCTGGTTGCAGTGGCGGCCCCGGCGCTGTGCGCGCAATCACTAAGCCCGCTTACAGCCGAGGGCGGCAAAGGCAAAATGCACGGCCAGTTTACGGTTAGCAACCCGGAGGTTGTGGATATGACAACCACAGTAAGCCCAGTTTCTTTCGATTGGACGCCGGGCGGGGCCGTGGCGCGCCCGCTGGATTCCAGCGCTGTTGTGAATATCAGCGAATCCAGCGCCAAAATCGGGCCGAAACAATCGCACACGTTTTATTTCGATGCCACGTGCAACGCGCCCCGCTGTTCGCTGGTATTCCTAACCTCAAGCTCGTTCGGCCACACGCGCAGCGGCATGGCTATAAAAGTGGTTTTGCCTTTCTCGGTTTACCTGTGCCCGGCTGATGGCGCAAAGGGCTGCCGAGAAAAAATCAAGCAGGCGGCAGGATTGCAGTAACGTGCGGCGGGCGCTGGCAATCGCGTGCCTGCTATTCGCGGCCAGCGCCGCACACGCCCAAGTGTTCGAGCTTCGGGCCGGATCAAGCAACGAAACCAACGCCACGGGCGGGCAAATCTCGCTTTACCTACCTAGCAGCACTTTCCAATTTAATGCGGGTTTCAATTCCGGCATGCCTGTTTTCGGGGCCAGCGCCGTTACCGCGTGGCGCGGCGCACAAATCCACTTGGGCGATGAGCTTGTCGAATTATCGGGCGGCGATCTTTCTCTTGATGCGCCCGTGCGCGGCGCTGTGTATCGCCGCAAGAATTTCCAGCTATTCGCGGGCGAAACGGGCGATGTGTTTAATGCGCCCTACTTGTTCACTGAGAAAGTGCGGCATTTCGGCGCGGGAGTTTCATGGCGCTGGCGCGATGTATCACTGGCGGGCGCTGTGATCGGCAACCAGCGCACGGCTGTGGAATCCTACCGGCATTACGCGGGCAAGCATTTGTACTTTGCCGAAAGCGCGGGGCTGGTTTCCTCAGCATTTTATTCCGTGGCAACGGCCACGTATCGCGCCGATCATTTCGCGGCTGGAATCACGCACAACGATTATCTCTACAACGGCCAGCGCGCTGAGGTGAATTCGGAATCATTTAGCGCGCACGCAGGCGCGTGGTCCGCCTACTATTCACATTTTCAATCTCGGATTTCCGGGCAGGCGTTCGGCGCGGCATGGCGCGGGCGGCTGGTTTCGATTCAGGCGGGCGAAACGCGCAGCGTGCAAAACGATTTTCTCGGCACGGTCACGGTTGCCGTATCGCAGCGTTTGCACGTTTCCGGCAGCGCAACTTACAGCGCGGGCCGCGTGGCTTTCAACGGCGGCGGCGGATGGTCCGGCAATCTGATTTCGTTTGATCTCTCATATCAGCAAGAATTTCTCCCGTTTGCCACGCGCACGCCCTTTGCGAAAGTGGCACAGGCGCGGATAACCCTTCAGTTGCCGATACGCGGGATTACGATAAACGCCGATACCACAGCCGCGCCGAATGGCGGCACGCGCTGGGAAATGTACGGCGGCGGCTTTACGGGCCAGCCTGTCGCAGCGGGCGCGCCCGCAGGCCGTGCTATCCCCATCCGGGGCCAAGAAATCACGGGAATAGCCGTTGAGAAATCCGGCATGCCGGTTTCCGGCGTAGCTGTGCGAATCGGCAAGCAGGAGGTTTTCTCAAACGATGCCGGGGAATTCTCACTGCGCGTAAACAGCGTGGCGGCGCAACCCGTGGCCATTGTGCCGGATGATTTCACAGCGCCGGGCGATTGGCACGTAATCGAATGCCCGGCCAGCGCCACACCGGGCGCGCCTTTCCGCATTGTAGTTTCTCGCTAGGTGGTACTTCAGTGGAGTTGCTCCCTCGGGATTCTTCTTCCTATCTTCGGCATCGGCGGATACGCCCAAGGAGATTCCATGAAAAAGAAAAAGGTCAGCAAGCCCAGCAAGGCAGTGGTTCAAAAGCAGTTTGAAAAGCTTGAGAAATTGGCAGCCAAGCGCGGCGGAATCCTGCCCGCCTATTCGTGGCTCAACAAGCACGGATATTTTTACGCCTACGATATCGTGCGCAAGGCCGGGCTGCTCAACAAATTCGAGCGCGATGGCGTGAATCCGGGGCCAGCGAAAAAAGCAAAGCCCCGCAAAAAGTCAGCGCAGAAAACGCGGCGGCCCCACTCGCTGGGTACCAATCCGATTTTGGTTACGGAGGTAACGCCGCCCTCGGCTTAGGCGGATTCAATCACTGGCGGGAATCGGGGCCGGGCAACCGGCCCCTTTTCTTTTAGCCGCTCACAATGGGGTTTTGTTGGCTTGAATCGTTGATCTCAACGCAAAGCAGAATCAGCATCTTGTTCCTCTCGTCTGGATTCAGCACGCATTTACACTGGAATATCCGCGTACCGAAAACGATTTCCTGCCCCGAGTTCACGCCCGGCATGTAGCGAATGATTACCTCATGCGTGGCCTGTGAAACAAATTCATGCGCGGCAAATTTGTCTGTGCCATTCAGCGCTTGCACAGTCGCCCACACGTTGGCGAATAGCACGGTCTTGTTTTGCGATTGCGAACCGTTTTCGTCTTGGCAAGGCGATACGTTTACGATGTCGATTTTGTGGCGCAAGCGCCCGGCCATAAGCGTGGGCGTGCGCGCCTGTACGATTCCGCTATACGGCATTGCTTTCTCCTATCCGCGTGTTGGCGCGTGATCCACAATGCGCCAGCGCCACAAAAGCATCTTGATATGGTTCGGCAATTCGCCCCAGTTGCCGGGCATCATGCTTTCGCGGTTTTCATACCAGCCCGCGAGCAGTTGCTTAATCGCCATTTTGATACCGGCAGGCACGAATGAGGCGTCCGGCCCGTACCCAGCCGTAAAGTGGATTTGCACGGCTTGGTTGGCGTACAGCACTTGCGGCCAGAATGCGCCGGGCGGCCCCGGAAACAAGCGCGCCGGTTCACTCAGCGTGTCCGTCATGTACGTGCCGAATTGATTCCCCGGCGCTGGCGTGTAATTCGCGCGCCCCGAGTTTTCCCATTCCACGCCCGTGTTTTCGGTCGTGATATCGCCCGCTTCCAAGCCCCACGTTGGCAGCCACGCTTTGGGCGGCTGTGTAAGCTTGCTATTCGGTGGGTGGTGATCGGAGATTCCGGGCGTAATGCAGGTCTGAATGTTCCCGTTCCCGTCAGTTACCTGCATGGTTGGGCTGGCCGTGTACTGCTTGCCCGGATACCACACGGGCGGAATCGGCGTCAGGTCGTGCCATTGGCTGTCACTTGCGGCCAGATACGAAATGCGATCAACCGAAACCAGCGGCGGGCGAAACAGCTTAATCATCTGAGAATAATTCCAAAGTGTGGTGCTGTAGCGCGGCAGCGCGTAGTAACTGGGCGGGTAAGCCATCTGGCTCATAACCGTATCCACGAAATACGGAAACGCATCCCGCCCTTGCACGAATCCCTTGTTTACGAACGAACGATTGCACCAGCTTTCGCACATATCGGTCGCGGCGGCGATCATTTCCGTAAACAGCCAATCGTCGTCCGTGATTGATACGCGGCAAAAATCCTTCGCCTCTTGCAGGCAAACCGGCGCAACCAAGGCCGGGGTTTCGATAGTTAGCGAGGCCATTTATTTCTCCACTCCCGGCGCGGGCGCTGGCGGCAGCAAAGGGTTCTTAGCGTTCTGCATGTTCACTTGCACGGTATAAACGTCGCCGCTGCCGTCCGGAATCGGATTCATGTCTTCCAGTTCGCGGATATCGTTTGAGCTGAGGTATCCGTTTTGCTTGCCACTGGTGTAGAAAACCGCGCGCGATTCGGCGTCGGGATACATCAGGCGGCGGGTATCAAACTTCGCGAAATATTTGTTGGAGGTCCGGCCACGCTTGGGAAAAAGCTTGCGGCGGAATTCCTGTTCGTACGCTTCCAGCCACGGGCCAAGGCAGTACAAAACAAATTCAATCGCGCCCTGCTCCACGTTGCTGCGCGCAGATTTCTCAAGGTCGCCAACCATGTGCGGCGGCACATTGAAAACAGAGCAAATCTCATTGCGCTGGAATTCGCGCGTCATGAGCATTTGCCCTTCTTCGGGCGTGCTGCCTACCTTGATGTACTTAACGCCTTGCTCAAGAACCCCGGTCTTGTGGCTGTTTTCTCCGCCGTGCGCCTCGCTCCAGCTACGGCGCAAATTCTCAATCGCAAGCTCGTCCATCTTGGCGGGGTATTCGAGGATTCCCAGCGGGCGCGCGCCATTGCCGAAAAACTTTGCAGCGTATTTCTCAGTGGCCAGCGAAAGGCCAATAATCTGCCGGGCAAGATAAACCGGCCCTTGCCCCAAACGTCCGTCCAACGAAAGGCCGGGCACATGCAGCATGTCCTCGGCCAGCACAATGCGGCGCGTGCCAAGGCTTAGGTTGTCGTTGAAATTCGGGCTATCCGTCGCTGTGGATGGATTGTTGTCCATCAACGATTCGGTCGTCTCATAAACCAACGTGCCCGCTGGCAGAATGTCGCCTTCGATTCGCAGCGGTCGCAGCGTGCGAATCGGGCGCGTGCGGCTGGGATTCCGGGGCCAAATGCCAATAATCTGGTTGCCGTTATCGCGCTGGATCTCTGAGTACGAATTGCCCCAAAGCAGGTCGTGAACGATTGCTGTTTTCATCCACGTAAAGCGGGTCATTTCGGGGTTGGGTTCATTGGCGAGCACATCGAACAGGTCATGGCTGTGCGCCAAGCGCTTGGCTAGCCGGTTGTCCGTAATCACTTTCTCGTACACGTTCAACGGCAGCCCGGCCACGCCGTTGCCGATCAGATTCACGCAAGCCAGCACAGTGCCCACTTGCAGCGCCGTCATTTCGCTAACGCGAATGCCGGAATCCGTGCGCCCGCCGTTGAAAATGTCGAGCAGCCATTCGGCTGGGTAACTGAGGGGCGTGCTGGGGTTTTCGAGGGATGAGCGATATTCGGATAGCGCTTTTTGGAAAAGCTCGCGGTTATTGAAAACGCGCATCTGCCATTCGTGCCGGGCGGGGCCGTCGTCTTTCGGCAACACTTCCACGGCCAGCGGCGGGGCGCTGCGCAACGCAAGCGCTAGGTTGTTTGTGTAATCGCTCATGCTCCACGTCCTAAGAAAACAGCGGGGCAGGTTGCCCCGCCCCGGATTAGGGTTGTAGTTGTTCACTGAGTACGTGGCCAAGCTAGTGAGGGATCACAACCCGGCCACGCATTTCTCCCTGTGAGAGAAAATCGTTTACGGGTGCAACGAAATGAATTTGATCGGCGGATTCACGCCGCCCGTGGGATCAACCAGTTTGGAGTCCGCGCGCATAAGGCCGGTGTACAACGCCCTGCCGTATTCAACGAATCCCGGCGTTTGTGTGCGGCGGCGCAACAGCATTGCCGAAACATGTACGTTGAAATAACTGAGATCGCCAAAAATGATCTTCCCGGTAACCGTGGGGCTTCCGCCGTAGCTGGGCATCGTCGGCGAAACGTAAATCGGCTTGCCCATGAGTTGCTCTTGATCGTCCAGCACGTTAAGCAGCGGGCGGCCCGATTTGTCGGTCAAGCTGCGAATCCATTGGTACGTGGGGTCGCTCATTAGCCAAGCGCACTTGGGCGAACTACGGTAAATTTTGTTGATCGAAAAATATGCTTTCTGAAACGCGTCGTTTTGAGTGTTAGAAATGTCGCTCGCGATAGTCGGGTCCAGCGTGATACCTGAATCAGCGGCGGCGGTGAGAATTCCTTGCGGCGCGCTTGTGCCGTTCCCGTCAACCAAATCCGCGCCAATACCGCGCGCGAATCCAACGCCGAATGCGCGGGCCATTGCGTCCAAGGCACGGCCATAGGCTTTGGAATCTTCTTCCCATTCAAAAGAGGCCGCCAAGGAGCAGCGGTACGTGTGCGAGTTCGTCAGGCTCGCGCCAGCCAACGGAGCGGTTTGTTCCGTTTGCTGGTTTCCCTCAAGAATGTTTGCGGCGGTGAATGTGGAAAGGTCCCATTCGGGCAGCACTTGAGGAGGCAGGCCGAAACCGTCTTCCTCAATCAGATTCACAATGCCCGGTTCAAGCAACGGGTCAACATGTGAAAGTCCCTCAAAAACTTTCTTGCCGAAACTGGCGGGTACAACGTAGCCGCCGCTCGGTCCTTCGGTGTAGGTAACGGATTGTGCGCCCGCAAGCATTGTGCGGATTTCCGAATCCGGCGCGCCGCGTAGGAAACGGTTAAACGCGCGGCGTTCGCCGCGCAGTTGTTCGTCGGTGGCGGTTGCGCCCATCTGCTTGCCGATTTTATCGGCGCGGGCCAGCGCGATTTCGTTGGCCATTTCATCGGTGGAAACGCCGTTGCTGCGAATGTTCTTGCACTTGGCCAGCAAAAGGTCGGCGCGTTTGCGTTCCTCATTGCTCATATGCGGCTTGGCGAGAATGGCGTCGATCTGCTTGGAAATTTCGTGGATTTCTAGTGCGGCTGCTCGTGAGAGATTCATAAAGAAAAAGCTCCTATCTTTTTTTAGTTCGGCGTAGTGCCGCCGAAAATGTTCTTCGCAACGCTGGCTCCGTGTAGGCATTCAGCGCTGCCCTTCTTACAAACCGATTTCAGCCAAACGCGCTCGCGCGTCGCTTTCGCGCATTTCAACGGGCGCGGCCTGATAGCCGATCTGCTTCGCGCGGTGCTCCGCAATCTTTCGCGCGATAGCGGGCGGGCACGATTCCGGCACCGCAGCCCAGCCAGTACCGCGTAGATCGCCCTCGCCCATTCCGTTCAGGGCGCGCACTTCGATTTCGCTCAGTTGCATGGTTATGTCCTTCCGCCTTCATTCACAGGCAGCCGTTCCGTTGCGTACGGGTCCTTCGCTTTTGCCACTTGCCTGTTACGCTCGGCGGCAATCACGCCGGGCATCGCCGCGTCCTGCAAACGCTCAATCAGCAAGGCGTCCGGAATCTGCTTGGCCGCCACGGGCGCGGGTTTCGGCGCGCGCCGCATCTGCGCAATTTCTCGATCAACCAGATCGGCCATGTGCTGGCCGGTTGCAAAATCCAATGCGTCGCTCATCGTTTTTCTCCCGCAAGAATTTCTAAGTCGCGCAACATGGCTGCCGGAAAGCAGCGCTGCAAACGCTCAAGCCGTGCGGTCAGCGCTTGCACCGTTTTCTCAAGCGCGGCGATTCGCTCAGCGTTTGCGTCGGATTTGCGTTTCGTCTTCATGGAGCTCGTCAACCTGTGCAAGCCGTGTTACGGGTAGCAATGGGATTTCCCAGCCATTGAGTGGGTATTCGCTGAGATTTCGGCGGGATTAAAGGCTGATGGCCGTAAAACGCGATTCCAGATTTCGCGGCGGCACGTGTGAAACTAGCGCTGGGGTAGTCGGGGATCGGGCGAATCGAATTCTCATCCCCCCATCGGGAGCGCTGAGAAAACGGCCAAGCGTTGTCTTATCAGTTGGTCGCAACCAGAACGATTGTGTCAGCCTGCCATTCGTGTGGTTTTATCGCTGCTTGGCTGGCTGTATAGGCTGTATTGATTCGCTCGATTCAATGTCGGGGCATTTCTGTGCGTTTGTCGGGCATCGTCGTGGGGTATTCGGCGTGCGTTGCGCGGGCTGTTGCTTTATCCCGGCTACAGCGCCAACGTCGTGCGGTGTTTCATGCGGTGGCGGGCTGGTCAAACAGTTTGCCAATTGCAGGCCGGGCGCGGCGTGCATCTAATGCAGCAATCTGGTTAGGCGTGCGGTGTGCGGTTTCTTCCGTGGCTGCTTGCAGGGCAAGGCCGGTCGGCGGGCGATACACGCCGTCAACTTTCCGGCGCTGCATTCGCCGGATCGCTTCCATGCGCGTGCATTGAATGCGGCGTTCGCCGTCGCTGTTGTCGGGATCGTGCATCGTTTCGCTGAACATGATTTCGGAAATGATCGCCTCTTCTTCTGGCGTCCAACTGTTGGCTTGTGTCATCAGTTCGCGCCTGTGCCTAGAAATTCCAGCGTAGCGTTTACGTGTGTCAGGCATTCGTTGCACACGATAAAGCAAACGCCGAACGGTTCTACCACGCGCAGTTGGCTTTCAATCGGCGCGGGATTTTCTCCCTTTGCTTGCGCGATTGCCCACGCCGCAAGGTGCTGGCAGTTGAGCATTACGCCGGTATCGCGGTACTGATCTAGTGTTTTTGCGTCCATAATCCGCCCACTTTGCACGAAAGATTTTTTCTTAGCAACTCGTCGTCAGTAAACTTCTGCCATTTCCGCGTCAACCGAATCCATCACGTCGTGCGATATGCGCCGGTTGTTTACTTGTTCCGCTGGCGTGGCCCAGCGGCAGTTTCGCGGCTCATAATTTCCGTTTACGTCAATGCGGTCCAGCGTTTTTCCTTCCGGGCGAATCCCCACATCCGCGAGGAAATTGTTAAAGCCCACG